AAAGATCTAAAGATTCAGTATATATTACTATCGGTAAATGGGTAATATATATTGACAACTCAACAGGTGAACACATCATAGAAAGTTGGGAAGAATGAAAAGACTAAAATCAGCCATGAAAGACAAAGAGATAAAAGCTATGTATAAAGTATATAAAGTAGCCTTCAAAGGTAAAGATTCTTTTAAACTTTACGTAAAAAATCTATTAGAGTTTTTTAGAATTACTATGGATATTTATATCTCTGGTTATACTGGAGTACCTAAAGGATGTGGAAAAGGTCCTAAAGGCAATGGTGAATGGGGTCGAGCTGATGCCATTTACTACTGGTCTCAAAAATGTAAAATAAGACGTGGAGATGTTAATAGATATTTCTATTCAGTAGATGAGGTTAGTCCATATTCATGAGATACGAATACACAGTCACCAAGGAAGGCGGAGAAGCTGAGGTAATGAAGGCGATGAGCTGGAAAAAGCTCTTTAAATCGCTATTATTAAAGTATCCTGCCTTCAGTGGCTGGTGTACCTATATTAATAAACACGGACACGTTCAAGTGAAAGCATTTAAAGATGGTAAAATTGTTCACGAACGAAAAAGAAACTAGACGAGCGATTAAAGCTGCGGTAGACCAGTATGAAATATGTCGTAATAATACTCTTGCTAAGCACAAGCGGAGTCGAAAGAATCGAGCTCAAAACAAACGAGCCAAACTGCGGGGAAATAGCTAAAGCGTGGCGTGAAGTAAACACCGTGTACCGCGGAGCTAAGTCCGATCAAGGCAACTATACTCCTGATGGTAGACTCATGATTGGGTATATATGTAATTAAATGCTAGTTTCAGGTTTACAATTAAAGGCCACAAAAAGCCTGTTCTTTTCTATCTCTATTCTTCCTATGGCCTGCACCATTTGTAGGCCTTCCAAATATCCTGATTTAACACACTCATAGTGGCTATTAAAAAGCTGCGAACTCTGTAAAGGGGGCAACATGCACGAACCATTGATCGCTGAACACACCCATAGAAGTAAAAAATATTTCATTGACAAACCTGTAATTTCTGAATAATATCCCATATTGTTATGGAACAATATAGAAAGAGGTATAACACATGACAGACATTAGTAAATATAAAAACGTGTCTTTGGCAAAAGAGACTTATCTCAAGTTAGATAAGATTCGAAAAATAATTGTGCCCAACACAATTGTCAGCCGAAGTCAAACGTTAAATATTCTAGTCAACAAAGAAGACAAAAGACTGAACGGAAAGGCGGAAAAATAATGTATCAAGTTTCAGAAGAAGATAGAAAAGAACTTTTAAAATATCTTTCAACAAAACCCTACATTGAAGTTGCTCCGCTCATTGGAATGCTGGCGCAATGGAAAAAGAAAGAAAAAGAAAAAAATGGAAAGGATAAACCAAACTAATGCAAAGACGTAATCTCAAAGATGCAATGAACGAAATGTGCGATCACACTGTTGCAAAAATTCGTGAACACGTTGAAACATTACTCCGCTTAGATAGAGATGAAAAAGGAGGATTATTAAAATTTGGAGGCGTTGAGATGCATACCGATTATCCAAGAGTTATTTTATATGCCATTCTCCATCAGCTACTTAAAGATTTTAAACCAAGAAACGATACCTACAAAGATCTTATGGATAGAATTTTTAATTCTTTTGAAATTGAAAAGACTCCAGATACTTTTAAAATTCCATTAGATGATAAAGTTACCGACTACAAAACACAGAAAGAAATAGCAAAAAAAGCCCTTGATGAAACCCTTAGAAAAAAGTAAATTTGTTTGTCCGGCATGCTTCGGCAATGGTTATCGCAAGATAACGGAAGACGCAAGTAACCCTCATTTAAAGATGGTTATTAGTTGTGAAGCGTGTAATAGTCAAGGAGAGATACTGAACAATGAAAAAAATATTCATGCTTTGCGTTATCTTAATTACATGCTCTAGTTGCTCTGAGTTTGCGCTCTTAGCAAGCGGGAGTTCTTTGGCCATCAGTCAAAATACGTATGCTAAAGTGTATAACGGTGTAGATGTATTAACAATTATGAGCACAGAAAAAAGCCTAAAGGGACATGCCTATAACAACGCGAAAAAAGCGTTGGCAGGAGTAAAAGAAGGAAAGAAATATATTTATGATAAAACCTGGGGACTCACAGACTAAAAAAACTCTTCACGAGTTAGCGAAAGAATTTCCTGAGAAGACTTACAGGGAGTTGGAAAAGTATAGAGACGCCGACCGGCAAGAAGAAGCTCTCGGCATAGGTGGCATCGGTCACAACAACCCACCCGATCTTGTTGAAGTTATGGCTATAGAAAATGAAAAATTAAAAAAGAAGTCCGAACAGTTACAGGATGAACTGGATAGATTTAAAAAAGAAAATAATGATCTCTATAATAAAATCGCCGACCTAACAGAAGTTGCACAGAGTAAAGACTATTTTCGTGATCCTGATTACAAATATTTAATTGAAGAAAACCAGAGACTTGAACAAGAAAGAAATGAATTACTAGTGGTAAATAAAAGACTTAATCAAAAAACTGAAGACCAAGTTGAAAAAGCTCGTAAGGCAGGAATGTGATGAGAGAACATGATGAGATTGTTAAGGATATTAAGACTGTTCTGGAAGAGAAAGTTGCCCCGTCCGTTGCGGCTCATAATGGCAGCATTGGTTTTATTAGCTTTGCCACCGATACTGGCGTGGCTACTTTAAAATTATCGGGCAGCTGTAGTGGATGTGCAATGTCAAAAATTACTTTGCAGCGTGGAGTTGAGAATACTTTAAAACATTATGTTCCTGAAGTTCAGGCCATCGTTGGTAAAGACGATGAAGAAGCGGAAGGTCAAGGCTATGAACCTTATTTTCCGAAAGATAAAGAACCGGATTGGGAAAAATTATTAAGGAAGAAAGATGTATAAACCTCTACCGGATTCATTAACGATAAAACAGAGTGGAATCAATGGCTTAGGACTCTTTGCCAAGGAAGGCATGGCTCAGGGCACGAATCTAGGAATGTGTCATCTGAAGATCGGAGATACTATATTCAGAACTCCTCTCGGAGGATTCATTAATCATTCGAATGAAGCGAATTGCGTCAAAGTTGAACTGCGTATGACCGCTGAAGATATCAAGGGCCACGCGTATAACTACAAGAAATGGAATTTAATTACGTCGCAGGATGTGAAGGAAGGAGAAGAGCTAACGGTACGCTATACATTTTACAATGTCTGATTCATTAAAAAAAATTTACGAAAAAATTTTTAAAGACGCTCTCGACTATATGGAGGACTATGAAGTACAAATGGTTGCCGCGACCTATATGGCAATTGCCATGCGTCTGTATAAAACTCATCTGGACGAGAAAAGTTTTCTCAACATGATCCGCACGGTTATGGAAACCGAAGTCGAACCTTATGAGAAACCTAAAAGGATGCTACACTAATGGGGCGATCGAATAATAGTTTTACAGGTTGGGTTTCTCCTATTGATGTTGCAGGAGACCGAATTAAAGAACCCGAAGAGCATCTTTTCATCGCTATTCTTTGGCAAGCTGCCCACGACGCCTTCTCAAAACATGTAGACAAGATCGAACGAGATTCAGCGAGAAGCTTTTTTCTGGGAAAAAGCGAAAGATTCAAAGAAATTTGTGAATGCGCAGGACGCAATCCTCAATACGTACATGAAAAAATAAGAAAACAAATTTTAAAGAAAAATGGCTGGAATATGACAGTATCCTGCAATGTTGACGGACACACCCGGTCCTATCGAAACACACATAAAGGCAAGAAGCGAGGACCTAAACACAGTTTAAATGGAGCAAAATATGGCAGACCAAAGGAAATCTTATCACTATAAACTAGGAAGAATGATCGCTAAAGTTAAAACAGAAACCAAGTGGCGCGATATCTTCAAGATTGTTGGAGAAGCACAAAAAAGCTAAGGAAAAATGGCCGATAAAAAAGCGATACCCTACATGATGTTCCGCTGGGGACCATGCCTGGTGAAATTTCAAATATCCGAAGAGAACAGAAAACTGTTCCTCGAGGAAGCAAAACTAAGCACAAAAGACTGGTCCAGTCATCTTGCCGGTGTCAATATCAAGGAAGTTGCTTTCAGGGACTACAAGAAATTTGAAAAATTTTTCAGCAGCGCCTTTGAAATTTATAACGACGCCCTGAAGAAATGGACGGGTAGCAAGGATGATGATTTTAACGAAAAGTACCAACTTAATGTCCTCTGGGCTAATTTTCAAAGACCGGGGGACTTTAACCCGCCTCACGATCACGCGGATACTCTGTCTTTTGTTATTTTTCTGGATGTGCCCGACAAACTCATCGAGGAAAATAAAGCCTATAAAGGAAGATCGGCAGGTCCCGGAGGACTGACTTTCATCTACGGAGATGGAACACGGGAAGCGGTCACGCACCACTCCTTCGTCCCTAAAGCAGGTGATATGTACATTTTCCCTGCCTGGTTGAAACATTGGGTCTATCCATTCAAGAGCGACTGCACACGGATCTCGGTATCGGGAAATGTCGTTAATGCCATAAAAATTAAAAATTTAGTTGACAAGCAGGTATGATGTAGGATAATGTAGTAAATAGAAAGTAGGTGAGAAATATATGAGTACAAATACACAAACCACTGCCTATAAGATCAAATATTATTCTAGATCAGACGGCAAAAGAGTCAATCGACCTTATAATCCTGAAAGACAGTATGAATTTGTCGCGAAGAACGGCAACTTAATCAAATGCTATTGGGATGAAACAAAGGGTGACTGGAGAAGATCTATTATGGAAAACATCGTCTCTATTAAACCGGCTAAAGCCAAAAAAAAGAAAGGAAAATAAATGGATAATAAACCTCTGAAAAGACTCCAAGAAGAGATCAAGGATATGAAAGCTAAAGCTAAAGTTTATTTGGCAGGTCAAACTAAAAAACTCAAAGATTTAGAGAATAAAGTCAAGGATCATTTAGCCTATAAGCAATTAATCCTTTCTGCTTTAAAATCAAACTATAAACCAGAGAACATTGTAGAAGGTTTAAAAATCGTCGCTGGACACATTAAAGCCAAGAACTGGTCGATGGTCGACCGTATCGGCGGCCCTTCCGGCGATTTAGAGGCACGGGGTGCATGCCCTATATGCCATATCAACTTAACAGGAAAGAATCTTCGTCCCCGGGAAATCACATTTCCTTGCGGGGTCGCGGGTTGTCCTTTCGAAAAACATGCGAACTAACGCTTCCCTCCAGTCCCGGAAAAAAGAGAGAATTTTAGAGCTGCGGAGCCAGAATTATACCTACCGCGAAATTCAGGAAGCGATTCCAGGATTAAGCAGAGGATCGATTGCCTATCATTGCGGCGAAGGCCAAAAGGAAAAGAGCCGCGAGGTCAACCGAAAAAGGCAACAAGGCATTTGCAGCAAGGTCCACGGATTTATTTACGACAAGAGAAAACCTTATAAACCTCCTATTTATAAACTTGGAGAGATACGCAAAAAAGCAAGAGGCTTTATCTACGGTGTCCACGTAAGGAG